AAAGACTGGAAGATAGCAAGCAAAGCTTTTCTAGCTGGGTTGCTTCCCTAATACAAGACCCTGAACTTGTAAAACAATATGGCATACAGATGGAAAAAATGAAGATGGCGATGCACAGAGAACAAGAAAGACTTACTAGCTATCACAAATATGAAGATGGCACCGTAGATCAACCATTCCTCACCCCAGACACAGTACTAGATTAATATGTTATTAGAAATACTTATTGGCTGGTCCTTCGCTTTATCTATAGAAATACCAACCGTTCTATTTTTCATATACTTAGCGAGAGACAAGTAAATGCATATCATAAAAGCAACCTATGGTGGCGTTGATATAACTACAAAGCTTAATTCGCGCATAGTCAATAACTCTATTTACGTAAGATCCTCAAATTCTTTATGCGGAGACCCCCAGCTGGGTGTTGTTAAATATTTAGAGGTAGATGCAATAGTTAATGGTGAAACTGTACACAAGAAAGTTCGTGAGGGCGATCTACTACATCTTACAGAGAACAAGGCCACCAATAGGCTAGCAATTTTTTATGCCGATAATAACGACGAAAGAGTAAGATCTACTGTAATAAGATCTCTAGAAGAGATCAAGAAAAGTTCAGACGGTAAAGTAGACATATTAACAAACCTATGGCAGCACGAACCACAAAATCCATTTTACGAGTTTATATCTTGGACAAAAACCAGATCTCACTTAAATCAGGTTTTACAAATACTGGAGTTATTATTTTTCGCTAAACAGACGAAGGACTATAAATACGTCTCCTTCTTAGAAAGTGATGTTCTATACCCAGAGGGATATTTTGATTATCCAGAATTCAATGAAGACGCAATATGCAACATGAACTACAAGGGTCTCTGTAAACATGGATTTCAAGAGAGAAATCAGCACGACAAGCCGCACTCTCAGTTGACAATGAAATTTGAAAAAGCAATAGAACACTTCATGTCTATACTACCAAACGCTTTAGTTAATAACGCCGGATTAGTTGAACCTCAACAAGAGATTGCAACTTGGTTATGTGAGAATACAAGTCTTCATGTTAATCACGGAAGACACTTCACTTCTCATTACAGTATATACTCTACCACCAACACATACGAAGACGATCAATACTGGGGTAATTACAAACAATACTCTTATCTTTTCGACGGGATGAATAAATGAAAGCTATCATAACTGGAATTACTGGACAGGACGGAAGCCATCTTGCAGACTTTCTTTTAGATAAAGGGTATAACGTTGTCGGCATCGCAAGACGTTGCAGTACCGATAACACACAAAGAATAAAACATATTTTAAATCATGAAAGATTCAAGTTAGTCGAGGGAGACATTACGGATGTAAGTAGTGTAATTAACATATTCAAAGATAACGAAGATGTTGATGAAGTCTACAATCTAGCGGCACAGTCGCATGTAGCAACCTCTTTCAAACAGCCAGCACTCACATGGGATATTACTGGAAAAGGCTGTCTAAACCTCTTGCAGAGCCTTGTAGACCTTAATATGCGTCACGTTAAATTTTATCAAGCCTCTTCTAGCGAAATGTTTGGAAGTTCTTATGATGTAGATAGAAGTGGATATAAATACCAAAATGAAAACACTAAATTCATGCCACAGTCGCCATACGCAATTGCTAAGTGCGCTGCTCATTATGCCGTTGGTTTGTATCGCGGTGGTTATCATCTACATGCTAGCTGTGGTATACTATTTAACCACGAAGGCCCACGTAGGGGCGAAAACTTCGTTACACAAAAGATTATTAAGTGGATAGCTGATTACATACATAGTGGCAAAAGTAGTGACTTTCCAAAGCTTAGGCTTGGTAATTTAGAAGCTTTTAGAGATTGGGGATATGCTGGAGATTATGTAGAAGCAATGTGGTTAATGCTACAGCAAGATATTACAGAAGATTATGTTATATGTACTGGAGAAACTCATACAATAGCAGAGTTTTTAAATATAGCTTTTTATAGTGCTGGAATAACCGATTATCGAGATCTTTACGTGATAGACCAAGAATTTTATAGACCATCAGAAGTAGATTATTTAAGAGGAGATTGCTCAAAAGCCAAAAATCAACTGGGCTGGCAACCCAAAACAAATTTGGAGGGGTTGGTAAAACTTATGTTGGATGCGAAACTTTAAGATATCTATTGATTTTTCTGATTTATATTTAGAATTAGTAGACTTATACATGAAGGAATATACGCATCCATTCATGCTTGTTTTCGTAGAGGCCGAAGACCCAGATGACGCATGTTTTAAAGTTCTTTCTCGGATTATACAGATCATACTTAATAACGGTAAAACAATAGAAAATAGAATACTATGCAGAAAACTTAAAAATAAACTACGCATAGAAAAGATTTATTCACTATGAAAAGAAACTATGACGATCCAGACTATAAAAAATTCAGAACCGCAGTTTTAAAAAGAGATGGTTTTAAATGTCAAATGCCAAACTGCTGTAACACACGAAGCTTAAATGTACACCATATACAAAAATGGTCCAGCGCCTCATCGCTAAGATACGAACCTTCAAATGGAATAACATTGTGCAAATATTGCCACAAGTCAATAACTGGTAAAGAAATTCATTACGAAGGATTATTCAGGGAGATCATAAATGGGAAAATATAAACAAGCTCCTGAATTTACAGTAATTAAAGATACCAGAGAGCAAGATGGTTACTATTTTAGCAAGTTCAATACTTGTGCAGGAATGATAGAGCATAAGCTTGATACTGGTGATTATTCCATACAAGGGCTAGAGGATAAGATATGCGTAGAAAGAAAGGGTTGCGTTGAAGAACTAGCTATTAATTTAGGTCAAAAGAAATATGCATTCCTCAACGAAATAGAAAGAATGCAGCCATTTCCTCACAAATACCTTGTTCTTGAGTTCTCACTAGAGGATTTGATAAAATTCCCAAAAGACACTAGAATACCAGTAAAGAACAAGGCTTCATTAAAAATAACTGGCAAGTATATGTTAAAATGCCTAATAGAATTTGAGTTATACAATGACGTACACGTACTCTTCTGCGGAGACAAACATACAGCATTCCTTGCTGTTAGCAGCATTTTCAAGCGAATTAACGAGATGTATACTATCGGGAGAAAGACATAGCATGAATGAAAAAGATGTACTCTACGATTTTCATAACTATGGATGCAATTTAAGCTCTAGGGAGATATTTTTACATAACCATTACGGCTCAAACGATGAAGAAAATCCGGGAGTCGAATATAAAATGTCCAATACGTTCATAAAGAATCTACGGGCATTAGACTCTAAATCTCCAGACCAGATAACAATACATATGCACAGCGTTGGAGGTGAGTGGTCAGACGGCATGGCTATTTTTGACGCAATCTCTATGTCTAGATGTTATGTTACGATGGTTGCGTATGGACAGGTAGAGTCAATGAGTAGTATTATCTTTCAATCAGCAGACACAAGATACATTACTCCTAATACATACTTTATGTCGCATTTTGGTTCAACCTCTGCTCATGGAGAGTACTTAAATGTCCAGAATTGGGTTAAGTACGAAAAGTACATATGCGATATTATGTTAGACGTTTACGCAAAACGATGTATTAACGGAAAGTACTTTGTCGAAAAGCACGATGGAAACCCCACTATTAGCAAAGTCAAGAATTTCTTAAATACTAAACTTAAATCTGGAGACTGGTATATCAACGCAGAGGAAGCTGTTTATTATGGGTTCGCTGACGAGATAATAGATACATGGGAAAAACTAAATTAAAAACTATTGATGAAGCTTGGCTTGGCTTGGATTATATAGATACTGATATCTTTAATCCAACGTCAATACTTAGGTCTAGCGACGATGATTTTCATCTTAGGCTTACTTGGTTAATGTCTAAACCAGAATATTTTTCTTTTCTTTGTGAACACATTCTTAACATTCACCTGTTGCCATCTCAAGCTTTATTTTTACATGAACTTTGGTTAAGAAAATTTCCAATGCTGATTGCTAGTAGAGGTTTTGGCAAATCTTTCATGCTATCATTATACGCAATACTTAGAGCGTTACTTTTACCAAGCAGGAAGGTTGTAATTGTTGGTGCTGCCTTTAGACAATCCAAGGTGCTATTTGAGTACATGGAAACAATATGGAGATCATCTCCTTTATTAAGAGATATTTGCGACTCCGACAGTGGTCCAAGAAGGGATACTGATAGGTGTGTTCTTAAAATAAATAATAGCACCATAACTTGCCTACCTCTTGGCGATGGACAA